ATAGGATCGGAACCAGCAGCAAGAGCTGCAAGGTCACGCGATTCAAAGGCACGACCACGGTGCAGGATCACGCCAACTTGCTTGTCAGCTTGGATCTTGCCAGGGGTGAGGCTGCTGCTATCAGTCAGCACCTCGAAATCACCGGAAAGGTTTGCTTTCCAGAAAGGAACGTTGATGAAATCACCGCCCTCGGTGGCATTTAGCTCCGCCAGAGGCTGCACCACACCGGAAGCCAAGAAGGCATCACGCTGAGTGGTTTGCTCAATGACGTAAGGCGTAAATACCTCGGGGATGATGATGTCAGAGCGAAGGGTCGCCATGACTAATCCTCAAAAAAGGGTTTACGGTTGTGGGCGCAGCCCTTGGCTCAATGCGGCGCAGCCATCACGAGCAATCAATGAAATACTAACGGTTGGCGGCAGCTTTCATGCGCTCGTATAGATCACGATCTGTACGGAACAACCGTGATTGCTCAGTGAGGTTAAAGCTATCGCGGCTGAATGGATTGGCCATGCCAGCTGGGATCGTGCCATTGCTGCCGCCAGTTGGTGCGCCACTGCCTTGTGGCTTGGGTTGCTTTTGCATCCATGCTGGCAGCGTTTTTGCCCACTCTGCAACTGGCTTGCGTTCATAGCCGTCTACGACTACAACAGTGCCATCTGGTTCGCGTTGAATTGAATCAGGCGACAGCTTGGTTTTGAGCACAAGGTCAGGATCATGCACGATGTCAGCCAGTGCTGTTACAGCAGGCGTGACAAGTTCTAATTCACGGACGCGGGCTTCAAGTTCTGTGATGCGCTGGTCCTTTTCAACCGTCGCCTCACGGAACTGCTGCTCCAAAGCTTGCCGCGCTTCTTGGTATTTGCCTTGGGATTCAAGTTGCTGTTGCTCGTAGTTGCGCTTGAACTCAAGTAGCTCATCAACATTCACCCCATCTGGCGCCTTGGATTTCTTTGCTGCACGTAACTCAGCAATGAGTTCTTGATTTTTGCGTTCAAGTGCCTCAACACTGCGCTGCAATGCATCGGTGTCCCCAGTAGCCGCAGGCTCTTGGGTTTGGTTTTCATCAGACATGGATAAGCCGCAGGCTTAATTACCCACTAAGACTATCACTTACGCTTGCGTTTTTTGCCGGCTTTTGCGTACGCGATTGCTACGGCTTGCTTGCGTGGCTTGCCTGCCTTGATCTCCTTGTGAATGTTTTCTGAGATCACAGCCTGCGACTTGCCCCTCTTCAATGGCATAACGCCAGTCCTCAACGCCTGTTAATAGTTTAGAGCCATCAGCTGTTGCCCAGCCCTTATCGGTGTAGACAGCATTGATCCATGCTTCGCCGTGCAATGCTTCTACTGGATCGCTGCTGATGTAATAGATGCCATCATTACGAAAGTGCCTCAGGCTAGGCAGGTCCATATCGTGCGCGTAGTTGATCCAAGGTTAGCTCTGATCCATCATCACGCACAAGTTTGGCAATGGCATTAGTTGGGCCGTGCTTTTCAGCAAGCCTGTTGAAATATGGCACCTTACTGGCACCAAGCGCTTTGGCTTTAGTTTCTAGATCTTGCTTAGCCAACCATTGCCCATAGGTTTGATCCGCTGGCACTTGACCACCGGCTGATGCACGTTTTGCTGGCGGTGGCGGTATAAAACCAAGCTCGTCGTAGTCAATTATTGGCACGGTGGTTGAACGGCAGTTGAAATGCTGCGGTGGTGTTGGCCCTTTGCCATATTCAAACTCCTTACCATCCAATGCACGACAAATGCTGCTGGTGCGGGTATCCAGTGTTGCCACATAGCGATATTTCTTAGTGATGTCTTGATTTGCTTCATATACCTGCTGACTGGCTGCATTGGCTACTTGGTTAATGCTTGTACGTACAAGCGTAACGATTTGATTATCAGCTACAGCAGTTGCTTGACCGCCTGCTGCAACAAGTTGGTTAACGGTACGTGCGCGTTCGCCGAATTGCAAGTTACCAACCAATCGCTTAGCGATGTCAGGTGTGGTTTCACCTGTTAGCAAGCCTTGCCGTACTACTTGATTGAACCGCTCTGCTTGATCTACAGCGATACCACGAAATGCTTTGCTGACTACTTGGCCATTGGGTAATGTGATTGTTGCACCTTGCGCTGCAGTAAGGCTGAAGGTTTGCGGTGCGCCTTGCACTGCTGCAAATAGGTCATCACTTAGTGCTACCACATTGATTTGCGTCGGGTCTGTAGTAACAACAGACTGCGCAAAATGTGGGCTGATCTCAACAGTACGTACAGCATCACGAGCACCTACTGGTAATGCACGTGCTAATTGATCTGTGACAAACTCCGACTGCAACTGCGCTAAGCCTTGCAGTTCCAATGCAGTTAGCTCTGTTGCATCACCAGCCCATGTGCCAAGGCTATCTTTGAGTTGCGCCAAGATTGCCCGTAAGCGTGCTGCCTTGACTGGTGCTGCTAAGTTATCAATCGTTCGTAGTTGATTGACTGCATCAATAATGATGTCGTTGTAGGCATTGATAATACGCCGTGCAACGCTATTGCTGTAGCGGTTTAAATCAATCGCATTGCGATATAGCGCTTCTGGTGTACTCATTGCACGATGCCTAAATTTTCCGGTGCATATCCACTGCGGATGCTGACATTAGCGCCACGGTTTAATGCACTGCTGACAAGTGCAGCAAATGCGTCGTAACCGTTCTGGCCGTCTTCCATCAGTGTCACCTGATCCACTTCATCTGCTTTGCCATTTTTGTACCAAGTGACGCGCACAATAGCAAGCACTTCTTCAGGCAAGGCGCTGATGTGATAATCAAGCTCTTGCTTCCTCGGCCTCTTGGGTTCGATCATTATCATCAAATCCACTAAGCGGTCGGTTGTCCAGTCCAGCAGATGGTAAATCAAGCCCCGCATTGGCCGTAGCCTCCAGCTCTTCATCTACGTTAAAGTCATCGCCCAGCACATCGCCTTCAGATAACTCACGCAGTAAAGTCTCCTGCGTGATGGTGCCAGCAGTGTAAAGCTGCAGTAAAGATTGGATTTCCTGCGGTTCAAGGCGTGTACCAAGAAAATCACGGTTGACGTAGCTACTGCCTGGTGCAGTGCTGTTGCCGATGTACTGCGCGTGAAACTGCAAGCAGTTGTCGATCATGTCTTGCACATTTTGCGCAATGACCATCATGGTGCTATCACCTTGACTGCGATCAATGCGTTTTGCTTCTGCGGTTTCAGCCGATAGCTTCTGGCCCAGTACTGCTGATAGGCCAAGTTCATTGATCTGCGCTGCAAGCTGTTCTAGCCGCTTGAATTGATAATCAAAGCTGCGGCCAGCTGGTTCGATGTATTCTGCGCGCCCTTCAGCAGGAAATGCAATTGCTTCGCCCGGTCCAGCGCTTACTTCTTCTGCAGCAGATGGAAAGCCATAAAACGCCAGCATCGGCACAGCGCTGATGTGGAGCTGATTGTCTAGGTCAGATTGGATTTGATATGCCTTAAGGTTTAGCTCTGCGATATCCTCAAGCGGTGGCCGTGACTCCATGAATGCACTGCGCTGCGCATAAGCAACACTGAATGGAATCTCACTAAGGCTTGTGCGGCCTTCGTCGATGATCGTAAACTCGCCATTGTCTTGCTTTTGATGCAGTTGAAATTCACCTGGCGTTAGCACACGGATTTGCTCCACTGCCTTTTCACCAAATTCACCATCTGGTACGTTAACCATTTCGGCAAGCCGCAGTTGCGTCAATACCTGACGGCCTTCTTGCTGCTCAGCACGCCAACCAAGGATTTGCCGTGGTGTGTAGCTCACCCAATAGGGTCTACCGCCATTAGCAGGTGCATCCACCAGTACACCAACGTGGCCATAACGGACCATCTTGCGGGTTGTTTCATAGGTCCAAACATTAAGGTCATTGCCTTGCAGGTCAACATCAAACAACTGCTCACGGATGATGTCAGCAGTATCGTCAAGCCGTACTGGCTTGCGCGTTAACATGCCAGCCAGCATCCGCTCTAGACGTTGATAGAACGGCGGACATACGCTACGTGCTAGACGGTTGTCGTAGGACTCATCTAGCTCACGTGGTTCTTGCGGTAGGTAACGCCGATGCTTGCGGCGCATACCGTACGTGCCTTGCAGTAGATCTTCAATCAAGATCCAATGTGCTTCCTGCGCATACCATGCAGTATTGGCATCCTGCACGCGAGTAACGCGGCGCTGCGCAATAGGCCGGTCGTAGTTATTAAAGCCGGTGTACATTACAGCGCCGCGGTCATGACGGTAGTTTACGCAGCTGCGGTCAGCGTGATGCTATTACGACCAAGCTTGATTTCAAACTCAGTGCCGGGTTCAAAACCCATCTCACGGACGTAACCATCGCCAACGGATAGCTTGCCGTTGAATTGCACCTTGGTCTTGTAGGTCAATTTACGACCTTTGGTGCCTTTGCTGCCGAGTTCAACGCCTTTGGCTTCCAGCAGCGCATCATAAAAGGCAGTGAAATTAAGACGTTCGCTGCCGTCCTTATTGGTTGATGTGTAACCGCAATCACGCACTAGCTCGGATTTGGTAACAGTGCCGGTCAGTTCCTTGACCTTAGCAAGTAGTTCAGGACCCTTAAGCATGAGTAGGGTAAATGGTTTGCGCAATCAATATAGCCTAATACCTGTGCTGCGCCCAGCACCTGCGTGCAATGGGTTGAATTCACGCCATACCAAGTAGCCCAGTGCATCATTCATGTGGTCATGGCCAGCATCCTTATCCGGGTCGCCCTTGTCGGTGTAGCACTGCAGCTCTAAGCATTCAATCAGCCGCTTGCAGCACTGGTGGATGGTGAGCCTGACTTGGCCCTTGCCGTTTTCCAGCAAAGCCTGAACAGCAGCCACGCGATCACGAACGGGAGGATTTGCCCGCGGTGATTGATTTGACATGTTATAGGACTCTAGGATCTGGATATCGGTCTGGCTTGCGTTGGTGCTGCGATTGCCGCCTGATGCGTCTGGATAGATGTAGATACGCCGTTGGGGGTAACGCGCTTGGATCTCTTGCGCCAATGCATCAGTGTCATGTGCGCCGCTGATCTCATCTATCACTAGCAGACTGCTGCCGGTGCGAACGCCGATGATGGCGGACATGTTACCAACGTTAAAATCAACGCCAATACGTAATGGTTCACGGTCTAGGTCTGGTAGGTCAGCCACCACGTGCTTACTGCGATCAAAGCGGTCGTAAATAGTGCCGGTGGTTAAATTAACAAACTCGCCATCAAGATAAGCCCGCAGTAATTGCGGATCATAGTTTGCCTCAAGCCGTTCGATGAAATCTGGCGGTAGGTGCGGGTTGTCTGCTGACCGCATCTTGATCAGCTTGCGGTCGGCACGACCTTGCGCTTCCTCACTGCCGAATGTATTCCACATCCAGCGGAAGCCCTCTGGTGTTGATGCAGCACCAAATTGACGGACATTACCGGAGCGCAGGCGACCAAGGATCTTGGGAAATGCCTTGTTTGCAATGCTTGGCGTTACGGTGTCGATTTCATCTGCCAATACCCATGCAAGGTTCAAGCCGATAATGCGTGACCAGTTTTCAAAGCTGCGGCACAGGATCTTGGTGTCACCACCTGGCAGGTGCAGCATGTACTCCGGAAGCGGTGATGCCCTAAAGGTGTATGGGATTTCGTATGCCTCCAAGAACTGCTCAAAGTCGTTCTGCCAGATGTCACGTATCAACGGGCCGGTTGGCTCCATCACAGCACCGATGAAACCTTGATTGGCCGCGGCAAGCATCACTGCCTTAGCGCATAGTGCACGAGTCTTGCCGGCGCCATAACCAGCTGAGATGCCAATAATTTGCGTTGCGGTGTCGTCTACAAAATCAAGCTGCCCAGGGTGCAGGTCATTGCGGATGCGCTGCAAGAGATCGCCTGTGTCTTCTTGCGTTGCGACATCCATAAAACCAAGCAGCTTGCCAGGTTCACAGATGCCAGCAATTAAGCTCACGAGATCTCAAACCGCAACAACTTGGCTTGATCTTCTAAAGCTTTGATTGCAATGCTGAGATTACCCTTTGCGCGTGCTTCACGTTCGTAATCTTGCAGCCTTGCTAGTGCCGCTTGTAACCATTGTGGACGTTCAAGTTCCGAATCAAGCGCAATCAGTTTGCGTGCTTCAGCCATGTAATCACGGACTTGACGCTCACTGACGCCCCAGAGTTCGGAACCGTGTTGAACAATTTGATGATGGCTATGAGCACGCAGGATGAGGTCATAAACCACGTTGACGCGGTTCTGAATCTCATCCTTGGTGCTCTTCTTTGCCACCTAGTTACCTTTGATTTGCACTGGCATTACTAGATAGGTTACACCATCCACGCCGGCAGGTGTTAATACCACGGGTGTGGTTGCCGAATTAGCGAAGATGGTGACGGCTTCTGCTGGCTTGAAAGCCTTGATGCCATCTAGCAGGTAGTGGACGTTGAACGCCCATGTGCCAGTGGCAGTGCCTTCCACCTTGAGCAGCTCCTTGCCGTTGTTGGCATCGGCTTCGGCGGTGATGGCGATGGTGCCACCTACTGCCTCGAGCTTGACGATGGAGTTGTGCGCATCGGCGATGATGGCGACGCGCTCCAGAGCGCGGGTCAAGCGGCGACGGTCAACGGTGATGGTGCTTTTGAACTCAGCCGGCACCAGCTTGGTTACGTCTGG